AGCCTTGGGCACCTGTAGGACCTGCTACAGTTGAGTTAGCACCTGTGGGTCCTTGAATACCTTGAGCACCTGCGGGACCTTCAGCTCCTGTAGGTCCTTGAATACCCTGAGCACCTGTAGGTCCTTGAATACCTGATGCACCTGTGGCTCCAGTAAATCCTGTTACACCAGTAGCACCCTCATATCCTGTAATACCTGTGGCACCACTAGCACCTGTATATCCTGTAACTCCACTGGCACCTGTAGCTCCAGTATATCCTGTAACACCTGAAGCACCTGTAGCACCAATAAATCCTGTTACACCTGTAGCACCCTGATAGCCTGTTTCACCCTTAATACCTTGTGATCCTGAAAGATCAGTAATATATGTATAAGTATTATTGTTCCATAAATACAGTCTGGAAGTTTCTGCATCTTGTACAGAGCCTGTATCAATAAGTGCAAACTGACCTGGTACTATTCCTGTAGGGGTAGTATCCGCAGTAAGTGCTGCTACAGAAATATAAGTTTTTGCAATTGCAAAACCTAGCCCTGTTTCTCCTGTTTGTCCTGTTGCACCTGAGTAACCTGTAACGCCTGAAGCTCCTGTTGAGCCTATATAGCCTGTGGCACCTTGAAATCCTGTAACACCTGAAGCACCTGTAGCTCCATCATATCCTGTAACACCACTAGCACCTGTGGCTCCATCATATCCTGTGACTCCACTAGCACCTGTTGCACCTGTAAAGCCTGTAACTCCTGAGGCACCTGTTGCACCTGTATATCCTGTTACACCTGAAGCACCTGTGGCTCCGTCATACCCTGTAACACCTGAAGCACCTGTGGCTCCAGTAAAGCCTGATGCACCTGTTGCTCCTGTGAAGCCTGTTACACCTGATGCACCTGTTGCTCCTGTGAAGCCTGTTACACCTGAAGCACCTGTGCTACCTTGAAATCCAGTAGCACCTTGAGGTCCTGTAGAATAAGCTAAGCCATTCCAAGCAGTTACTCCATTACCTATTTTAAATCTTCCAGTATCTAACTCTACACACAACTCACCTTCCGCTATTACGGGATTAGCTGTAGTCCAAGCAGATGCCAAACCTCTTCGTATTTGTATTTGTGCTGCCATTTAAATCCCACCTCCGTCAATTGATTCTATTCCACCATAAACGGTATCTGGGTATCCACCATCTACATTAAGAACTACATAAGTAGCCCCGCCACCGCCTCCGGTAGCAGTAATTGTGAGTTTTTTAGTTGCTGAATTTGGATCTGTAGTAAGTGATATTCCTGAGCCTGCGACAAATTGTATAGTATCTTCACCTACGGCTACTAAATCTTGCTGCCCTGTTATTTTCCAGGTTTTAAATGTGGAGTTTAAACTTACCTTAACTACGCCCGCAGATAGCTCACTTAAATTAAATCCAGTGTCCTGATCAAATACTAGTCTTGTTACTTCTGTTATTGGCGTGCCTTGAGTAGTTCCAGTAATACTGGCTACTTCTAGTCCCTTAGATTTAAAAGACTTAATTTGATTACTAGAATTTTTAAAGTATAGTAATCCATCTGCATAGTTAAGGGCTAGTTCCCCATATGCTAGATCTCCAATAAGGGGCACACGCCCACTTACTGAAGATTTTTTAAGAGCAATATTAGACATTTAGTATCCTAAAAAGGGCAAGTTATCTAAAAGGTGAAAAATCACCTATATTTTAATTAATATGTTCCGCCATCAATAGTATCTGTCCAACTTGGAGCACCTGCTCCGCCTGATACAAAGAATTGACCTGAAGTGCCTGCTGCACTAATTGCTAATGCTGAACCTGTTGAGTAAGTAATACCACCATTAACTGCTGTTAAGCTAGCATTTGTACCACCTTTGTTTAAGGCAATATTAGTTGCTGACCAAGTACCTGATGTTAGTGTACCAACACTGGTTAAACTAGATCCAGTAACTGTTGAGCCTAAGGTAGTGGCTTCAAGTACTGATACACCATTAATTGCGTATACCTTACCAGTTGCTATATTTAAGTGTTCAGAAGAATTCCAGCTTGTAGTAGTACTATTATATAGGAAACTGTGTTCACTAGTACCTGTTGTAAAAATACCAGAACCGTTAGCAGTAACTTCTGTTGGAGTAACTGTTTTACCAAGTTCTAATGTTTTATCAGTAACTTCTACTGAGGTTGTATTGATAGAGGTAACAGTACCGTTAACTGTTAAGTTACCACCAATTATCGCATTACCAGTAGATTCTAAAGTTGTAAATTTACCTGAGCTTTGTACAACATCACCGACTGGAGTACCATTTAAGCTAGTTAACGTAACACCACCACCAGCAGAACCAGACATTGTGGCTCCACCTAGATCAATAGTTGATCCTTTTAAGTAGATAGTGCGGAAACGTTTAGCACTAGAACCAAGATCTACAACGTCAGTAGTGTCTGGTAATATATGACCATATACTGTTGTGGTACCTTTTAAGGCTACGTTATTATTAATAGTAGTCGTACCAGTTAATGCACCAATATTTAGGGTAGTAGCGGCTCCAGCAAAATTAACTGTAGTTGCTACAGTATTTAATAAATCAAAACTTGCCCCACCAGCAACAATGCTAGTAGTAATTGTTGGAGCTGTTCCAAATACTACATCACCTGTACCTGTTTTTGTGGTAAGTGCTGCAGCTAAATTAGAGCTAGAAGGAGTAGCTAAGAAAGAGGCAACATTTGCACCTAATCCTGAAATACCTGTTGCAACTGGAAGACCTGTTGCATTTGTAAGTGTAGCACTTGAAGGAGTACCTAATGCACCACCATCAACAAGGAAGGCACCAGCACTACCAGTGTTAATTGCAAGAGCAGTAGCAACACCAGTACCTAAACCTGAGATACCTGTTGCAACTGGAAGACCTGTACCATTTGTAAGTGTAATAGATGAAGGAGTACCTAATGCACCACCAACAACAATCAATCCACCAGCAGCTCCGGTTGCTGCAGCAAGAGCAGTAGCAACACCAGTACCTAAGCCTGAGATACCACTTGAAACTGGTAATCCTGTTGCATTAGTAAGAGTAAGAGTAGTAGGAATACCAAGATTAGGTGTTACTAATACTGGACTATCCGAAAGAACTACTGAACCTGTACCTGTTTTAGTTGATACTCCAGTACCTCCATTAGCTACTGCAAGAGTGCCTGCTAGAGTTAGTGTACCTGTTGAGGTAACTGGTCCACCAGAGAAAGTTAGTCCTGTAGTACCACCACTAGCATCAACGGAAGTTACTCCACTAGCTGCTGCATTACCCCAGGTTACGTTACCTGCACCGTCTGTTTTTAGTACCTGATTTGCCGCACCATCTGTACGTGGTAGTTTAAAAGCATTAGCTATTGAAACTCTACCTGTACCATTAGGACTTAAGTATAAGTCTCCATTAGTATCTGTAGTGCTTAAAGTATTACCATTTAGAGATAAATTATCAACTAATAATTCATCTATCTTTTTATTTGCATCTACAATAATTGCAGCAGATGCTGTAAGTATACCAGGAGTTTGTTTTAATAACTCTGTAAAGTATTTACCACCAATTGCAACTACACTAGCTGCAGCTCCTGCGGTTTCTACTCCTGTACCTATATATAATCTATCACCGCCGTTGGCACTTGTGCCAACGCCCATTGAATAGCCAAGTTCACCTGTTGCAAGCGTGGGTATCGAAGTACTCGTTAGACCACGCTTGATTTTTAAAATAGCAGCCATTTTTATGTCCCTTTAAAATAGTCCACAATCAACCGATTGCGAGTCTAATAGTTTCTTTGTCGTCCACTTGGACGTATTATTGTCATAGATTAGTAGAGAACCCTCGCTTAGTTGACTTTTATCAACATCTGTGGCTTCACTAATTTGTGATAATCCTGTTGCACCTTGGAGACCTGTTGCTCCTTGGTAGCCTGTAGCACCTTGTATACCTTGTATACCACTAGCACCTGTAGCACCCTGTATACCTTGTATACCACTAGCACCTGTAGCACCTATATAGCCCATTGGGCCTGTTGTACCTTGTGGTCCTGTTGCACCTTGTATACCTTGTATACCTTGCGGACCTGTTGCACCTTGTATACCTTGTATACCTGTTGCACCTTGAGCACCTGTAATACCTTGAGCACCCGATAGATCAGATACATAATTATATGCTGTACCTGTCCATATATATAATCTATTTGTTTCAGCGTCTTCTACTGAGCCTGTATCAACAATGGCAAATTGACCACTTACTATTCCTATAGGATTAGTATCCGCCATTAAAGCTGCTACAGAAATATAAGTCTTAGAAATTGAAAATCCTAGACCTGTATCACCTTTTATACCTGTAGCACCCTGTATACCTTGTATACCTGAAGATCCTGTAGCACCTTGTATACCTTGTATACCTTGTATTCCTGAGGCACCAGTAAATCCTGTAATACCTGTTGCACCTTGTATACCTTGTATACCTGTTGCACCTTGCCAACCTTGTGCAACCGCTGTACCAGGAGGACCTTGTGGGCCTTGTGCTCCTGCGGCAATTACTGGCGATAGTACGACGGTTTCTAAAGATACTACAGATTCTGATATATACGAAGCTGTTTCAATAACTTTTCGCGGTATGGCTACTGTTTCAACAACAGGTACAGCAACAGTTTGTAAAACATTAGTGGCTACTAATACTATAGTAATATCATTATTTAATACGGTTTCGGTACTATCTGTTTCAATTACTACGTATTCAGTTGTCATCTAGTTACCTCTTTGTACAGTGTTATAACACCACCACAAAATTGTGTAACCTGACTACCTGCAGATACTAGTTCTAGATCATATACAGCTGTTGTAAACGTAAATCCTGCAGTTGTAGTAGCAGGTATATTTAAAGTAATAGTTTTTAAAGTATTATCAATTAAAACTCCACCATTAGCAGTAGTTAGCTCTGATATAACTGTTGAACTATCTATGTCAGACCGTATTTGCATCCTACCAGTATATCCAGCAAGATCTATAGGTTGGTTATATTCTATTACACCACCGCTTACATAAGTTTTATAACTTAAAGAATTTATTGAGTTTATTGTAAGTGTTGTTGAAGTAACTTCAGTTACTATCTGATAGTTATCTGTGGAATTAATATCGGTCATACCAAGTACATTAGTTACCTTTACTCTCCAGTTTGGAGGTACTCCATGTGCAGTAGTAGTACTAATAACCATTGGCGCTGCTTGTGTGATTGCAGATATATTTTTATAGGTTTTTGTAGGGCTTTCCCATCTTAGAACCTCTGAAAAAGTACTGCCTTGATAAACTTTAAAATTTATTTTTGCAGGTGTTGTCATTTCTTTGCTCCAATACTAATAGGCTCAGACATAAGCATATGTAGTCTGGCAATTTCTTTGTTCAAAATAGAAACTTCTAATTGTAGTTTCTGATTCTCTATAGTTAGGTCAGTCAATTGTTGGCTCAAACGAATTAATTCTGTTTGTAGACTTCCTATTTCAGTAGAAAGAGCAGTATTTTGTTGACTCATACGAGCTAACTCTATTTGCATCATTTTTACTAGAGCTGACTCTGCTTCGGTATTTCTCCAGGCTTTAACCAATTGTTGTATAGCGAATGAGATACTAATTAAAGTAAATCCTATACCTACAAGTATGCCTGAGCCACTATTAAAATCACTGGGCTGCATAATGGGCTCTTTCTTTAATATAATTTAGGCCTAAATTCTCCATGCCTATATAATTTTGTTCTATTATACCATGTTGGGCTAGTACTGTCAAGATAAAAAAATTCCCGCCCCCTGTGAACAAGGAACGGGAATCTGCTATTAGCTATTAGAGTATTTAAAGTTATTTATTATAGTCTGCGATTATTGATTTGCTACACCTGTAGCGGGATATGCTCTACTATTGCCTGGCCACATAATGCGGATTGCAGCATTACCACCACGTAATCCACTAACTCCTCGGCCTGAAGCACCTCCACCACCAAATAGTGTACCACCTCCAGGAGTAGTTCCTAGTATGCTAGCACCGCCTCCGTTTACACCAGTTGTGCCTGCAGCTGCTGTACCTTGACCGCCACCTGCTCCTGCACCAGAACCGCCACCAGCTCCTGCAGTAGTGGCTCCAGGTGCTAAACCTGCACCGGCACCGCCAACTGTACCATAACCTCCGGCTCCGCCTCCGCCTGCAGTATTAAGTCCACCGCCATAACCTCCTCGACCACCAGATCCTTGAGTACCCACACCAAAGGGAGCATTGGGTGCTACAGCACCTCCAAACCCGCCTTGACGTACTCCGGTATATGGCGTACTATCATTTGCTAAACCACGTCCACCTAATCCGCCCCCTGCACCACATAAGGCACCTGTTAATGTGTTTGTTGGTGATCCAAATACAGCTAATGATCCAGCACCACCAATTGAGTTAGCACTTACTGCTCCAAAATATGGATTTCCTCCAGAAAAACCTGGTGCAGTTAACACAATATTTAAGTTATATGCAGTACCAGGAACAACAGGTATATTATTTCTATAATATAAGGCGCCGCCACCTCCTGCTCCACTTTGAGTAACAGTATTACTATTCATACCCACTCCACCACCTCCACCGCCAATACAAACAGCACTAACTGTGTTAACACCAGCAGGTGCTGTCCATACTACTGTTCCAGTACCGTTATGTACTAGTTGTCCGGGTACTG